ATTTAATAATATGGCATTAGCTGTAGATAGCTTTGGCAGATTTGAAGACTGGTTTGCCCCAGATCCAGACAAAGAATATTTCTTGCACGTAGACCTTGCACAAAAACACGATCATTGTGCAGTTTCAATGGCACACGTTCAGAAATGGGTTAATGTAAAAGTGACGGACACATATTCTCAGCCTGCTCCAATTGTAGAAGTAGATGTAGTAAGGTATTGGACTCCAACTGTAGATAAATCTGTTGACTTTACAGAAGTAAAAGATTATATATTATCTCTTAGAACTAAGGGATTCAAGATTCGTGTGTGTACGTTTGATAGATGGAACTCTCACGACATGATGCAACAGCTTAAGCAATATGGCATTAACACAGAAACATTATCTGTAGCAAAAAAACATTACGATGACATGGCAATGGTAGTTGCGGAAGACAGAATAACTGGCCCTGCGATTAAACTTTTAATCGATGAGCTACTACAGTTGAAAATTATGAGAGACAAAGTAGATCACCCACGAAAAGGATCAAAGGACTTGGCAGATGCTGTTTGTGGATCTATTTACAATGCTATCAGCAGAAGCAGGCCTCAAAATAATGAAGAAATAGATATCCATACATACGACTCTCTTAGATTTGACAGAGATGACGAGAAGGATACTATAGTTACAAATATGATTAGAGCCCCTAGAATGCCAAAAGACTTGTCAGACGTATTAGACGGAATGGAAATAGTATGAGTATATATCAAGAAAGAGCAAAAGAATGTAAGTGTTGCGGAAAGCATGTTCCGCTACCAACCGTGTTAAAAGAGTATCACGGAATTATAATGTGCCCCACTACGTTCTCTAATGTAGTGGAGTATAATAGATTATGGAAGTCAATAGGATCTAGGCCAATGGGTAGTGTTAGAAAACATTTTTCCGATTATGTCCAGCAGGTAGTAGAAACAACTATTGACAAGAATGAAGACGGAACGATACAATAGGAACTTGGCACCAGTAGCCAAGTTGGTTAAGGCCCCGAACTCATAATTCGGCTATCATAGGTTCAAGTCCTATCTGGTGCACATGGAGGCAGCATGTTTGATGAAGACGAAGAGGATGCAATGAAACTAGAACACTATCTAGAAATTGGCGCTGTAACAATAGAAGGAGTCAATGACGATGGTGAAATGATATTTGCTATTCAGGATATAGCTAAAGATATCGCTCCAGAATTATGGCAGGCCCACACAGAGTACGTAGACGCTAGCTTGCTTAGGTTGTACGAAGAAGGCCTTATGGAAGTAGAGTATGACGAAAATTTAGAAGCAACTTTACACTTAAGCAAAGAAGGATACTTGGCGGCAAAAGAACTTGGACTTGTTGAAATGGATATTAGAGACCTGCCAAATAATTAGGCAATATGATATAATTATATTAGGATGCCCATAGGGGTCCTATATTAACTTATTCGCTTGAAGGAGGAATAAAATGGTAACACAATTCGCTATGGATCTTTTTAGAGATCCTTTTTTTATAGGCTTTAATCGTGAGATTGAAAGAATGGCTAACGTGCATAATGCTGCATCACGCCAATCATATCCACCATATGATGTATTAAAGCTAGATGACGACACATATCTCGTATCCCTTGCAGTTGCAGGATTCACAAAGGAAAATATTACCGTATCAGTAGATAACGGTACCCTTGTAGTATCTGGAGAAATTGTTGAGGTTACAGACGCAGAGGTTCTACATAAAGGAATTGCTGCTCGTAAATTCACAAGGTCATTTGCCCTTGGAGAATATATGGAAGTATCTGGCGCATCGATAAAGGACGGTATGCTAAATATTAATATTAGCCGCCTAGTCCCAGAAGACAAAAAGCCAAAGATCATCAAAATCAAATAAATAGTATAATAGAAATCTGCACCCCGTCACTGGGGAGTCGCAGACTATTCGGGTCGCTACCCGAAGGATGGACCTGAGCATGTCCTCAAACTGCTCTTTATAATTTAAGGAGAATCATGTTCGAGTATTATGTTAAAAAGGTTACAAAGGTTGTGGACGGAGATACAATCGATGTAGAGATCGATCTTGGATTTGATATCTCATTTAGCTCACGAGTAAGACTTGCTGGTATCGACACGCCAGAAAGTAGAACAACAGACAAGATGGAAAAGGCATTAGGGCTAGAAGCAAAGGCGTACCTAAAAAGCCAAATTGAATCTGCAAAAACTGTTGTTATTAAAACAGAAAAAATGGACTCATCAGAAAAATACGGGCGCATCCTTGGATGGCTATTCCTAGACGGATCTAAAGTATCAGTCAATGAACAAATGATTGCCGATGGACATGCCTGGGGATACCTGGGAGATACTAAGGTTAAAGACTTTAACGCCTTAGCAGAGAAGAGAAAAAAGAGCGGTAAGTAATGCCTGTATATGAATATAAGTGTTCAGATGATGATTCACATGCAACAATGTCAGTTAACAGATCTATAAACGAAGATGATCCAGGTTACACATGCATAGAGTGTGAGTCAGAAATGATTAGACACTTTACCCCATTTGGTATACAGTTTAAAGGTAACGGATTTTATAAAACAGATAACGCTAAATAGCAAAGTGGTATAATTAACAAGTAAGCAAACATATTGCATTACTTAGGAGATACCTAGTTGACTAGAAAGTTTAAGTACTTTTTAACCAGCCTTTTTATAATTGGCTGGCTTTTCCTTTTTAGCCCTAATTTTGCTAATGCTAATGAGCCACCAGCGCCCTCAGAGCAGGTTGTTGTAAGCCCTGCACAGCAAGCAGTTAATACAGCAATTGCAACAGCAACTATAGAAGTAGCACAAGCAGTGTCAGCATCAGACACGGCTACTGCCGTAATAGCAACAGCAGTACAGGCAGTCACGGCATCTAATACTGCCGTAGCTACTGCAAACACTGCAGTAACAACAGCAGTAGCAGCAGTTGCGGAAGTTGCAAGCACATCAACAGTTGTGGAAACAGCAACAGCAGTGGTTAGTAATGTAACAAATGCAGTAACCGCAGTAACAACAGCCGTTGAAGCAATACCTGCAAATTCAACAACAGCATCTCCAGAAGTGGCAGTTGCCCAAGTAGCAGTTGAATCAGCAACTACAGTAGTAACAGCCGCAGCAGAAACAGTTGTATCATCTTCTAATACTTTGTCAGCAGCACCCCTTACTACAGTTGAAGAGGTATCCGTAGCAGTTGCAACAGAAGCAGCACAGGCCGCAACAGCCACGACTGCAGTACAGGCAGCTCAGACAGCAATAGATACAGCCACGGCAACAGTTGCTACTGCAACTACGGCGGTAGCAGCAGTAAACCCTGCACGAACAGAGGCTCAAACACAATTAACTCAAGCAAACGTAGCAATTAATAATGCTCAGGATGCAGTCAATGCTCTTGCTGCAACTATTGGTACAACCACAAATGTTTTATCTAATGTAGATGATGCTGGTGTTCGCATGAACCTTCCATTTAATTTACAGATGGGCGGAGTCACATATAATAATGTTTTTGTAGGATCTAATGCGACAATCACCTTTGGAGTAAATGAGGGTGCAAATTATTATTCTACACCTAATGCACCTTCTATTTCTATAGCAGGATATGACTGGACTACTTGGAGTAATGGATCTGGAATTACATACTCAACAACTACTAATACACTTAGTGTTGCTTGGGACCTTAGATTATTTCCACTAACTACCGCCGATACACAAATGACTCAAGTTAGATTTAACGCAGATGTAAACCCATCAGATGGTGCCTGGCAGGCAGATGTAAGCGTGACTGGACCAATTCCAAATGGTGCTAGATTTAACGTAAGAGAGACTACAAATGGTCCCGTAACAAATATTAATAATACAAGCACTACTGCGGGATTTACTGGAACAATCAGTCAAGGCGCTGCATTTACTCCTGCCCCAGATCCAAACAATGCAACAGTATTGGCAGCAATTGATACAGCAAACGCACAAATTGCTACATTAAACTCAACAATTACAACTGTTGTTGCAACTAATACAGCAAACACAAATACCGTTATTGCACCTATTGCAACTGTTTCACAAAATACTGTAACGGGATTAGCAGCAGCAAGCACAACATTAACTGAAAAGGTGGCAGACCTTGCAATTGTTTCTACAGCCGTAGAAAAAGTAACTACTGCACCTACAATAGTAGCAGCAGCACAAACAGTAATTGATGCAGTTCCTGCACCAGCGCCCTTGCCAGCCCCTACTCCACCTGCACCAGTTGAACCACCAGTAGTCGTGCCACCTGTAGACACTACACCAGTAGTCGTGCCACCTGTAGACACTACACCAGTAGTCGTGCCACCTGTAGACACTACACCAGTAGTCGTGCCACCTGTAGACGCTACACCAGTAACTACCACACCAGTTGATACCACACCTGTGGAAACAGAACCAGTAGACACAGAGCCTGTGGAAACAGAACCAATTGACACAGAGCCTGTGGAGACAGAGCCAATTGACACAGAGCCTGTGGAAACAGAACCAGTAGACACAGAGCCTGTGGAAACAGAACCAGTAGACACAGAGCCTGTGGAAACAGAACCAGTAGACACAGAGCCTGTGGAAACAGAACCAGTAGACACAGAGCCTGTGACGGGATCAGAAGAAGCAGTAGAAGAATCTGTTGATGACGCATTATCTGATGGTAAAATAGATACAGAGGAAGCAGAAGATATTTTAAATGAATTAGCAAGTGATGGTGAAGTAACTGCAGAAGAAGTTCAAAACCTTGCAGATGTTTTATCTGAAGATGGAAAATTAACTAATTCAGAAAAGGAATTGATAGCAGATGCACTCGTAGAGTCTATTGCTCCTGGAGAATCTTTAACTAAAGAACAAATTCAAGAAGCTGGAATTGAATATAAAGACTTACCTGCATCTACTCCAGTTGAAGTAAGGCAGGATGAAAATGGTAACGAAGTTGTTATTACAGCAGAGGTAGCAGCATCTTTGGTATTGCTTGAAAATCCTGCAGAGTTATTATCAACAGCATTTTCAGACCCTGGAGCGGCTATTGAAGCACTAAGCAATATAGGCGCCGATATGTCTGATGAAGAAAGAGAAGAGGCAACAGAAATGGTTGTAGCAACAGTTGTAGCCGCAGGTGCCGCAATTAATGCAGCAGCAGTTGCCACAGGAGGAGCCACAGGAGGTGGCACAGGAGGCGGAGGAAGTTCTGGTGGAGGCTCAGGAGCTAATTCACCAGGTTCACGAGGAGGTAGAAAATGGTAAGAATAATAAAGAATATCCTAAAAGATATGGTAGACCAAGCATGGACCCTTCTTGGTATGTTTATTGCTTGGGTTGTTTTGGACGGAAGTGCTAAGGATATAGTAGGTTATGGCATTATAGCTACTACTGCTCTATGGATAGCAACTAGCCCTATCAGAAATAGAAACTCAGAATAGGGTATAATAGTAGTATGAAAAGAATAACTGCTATTGCTTTGTCAGGTCTATTGATGCTATCATTGACTGGTTGCGGCTATCAAGGTTTTTACAGATACCCATGCCAAGACCCTGCTAATTGGGAGAAAGCTGAATGCAATCCTCCAATTTGTGAAGCGACAGGCACATGCACTAAAGATGTAATTGGTAAAGATCCAATTGCAGAAGACAAGACAGGTACCCCAAATGGCTAAAGAAAGACTAAGTCCACAGGATCTAGATGCTAGATTAAAATTTATTTTAGGAATTACATTAGGCACAATTCTTTTGTGCACATCATTGGGCATTCTATATGCTTTAATTTTCGTAACACAGCCAATTGGCGGACAGTCAGAGAATGATAAGATGTTCTTTAACGTACTTGGTTCTGTTGCAACATTTATTACAGGAACGCTTGCAGGTCTATTGATTGGTCAATCTGGTGCTAAGGATATTATGTCAGCACAGTTGGCAAACAAGGAAATGGATGCAAAGAACACACAAGCAGACAAGAAGCTTGAAGCAGAAATTGATGCAACTGCAGCACGTTTAGCGGCAAAGCCAGACGGAGCAATGCCAGCAGAACAACCAGTAGACACAGACTGGGATAAAGAATGAACCACGACCACCCAGTAATTACAGCAGGTTCTGGAATCACTGAGATGGAAACGATGTGGTTCCTTATGGTACTTATGTTTGGCTGGAATCTTCTTATGGCTTACCAGCACTACAGACTAAAAAACAAAGTTGACTGCTCTTGTAAGGAGAATAAGTAATGGCAGACCAAGGAACAGCAGCACGTCTTATTGAAGTTGCTACAGCAGAAATTGGAACTATTGAAGGTCCAAAAGATAATGAAACTAAGTACGGCGCTTACACAAAAGCTAATTTCCAACCATGGTGCGGAAGTTTCGTAAATTGGTGCGGGAACGAAGCGTCCGTAAAAATTCCTAATACTGTTTACACTCCAGGTGGTGCACAGGCTTTCAAAAAAGCTGGTGCATGGATTGATGGAGATGTTGCAGACCCAGAACCAGGAGATATAGCCTATTTTGATTTCCCCTCAGATGGTGTCGATAGAATTTCTCACGTAGGTATAGTTGTAAAGGATAACGAAGACGGAACTGTTTGGTGCATAGAAGGAAACACTTCTTCAAAGAAAAAGGGGAGCCAAAGAAACGGCGGAGAAGTGTGCAAACAACTTCGTGCCTATAAGAAAAACAAGGCTGGGGTAATGATTTCTATTGTTGGCTTTGGCCGTCCTAAGTTTAAGGGTGCAGGTGCTGCTCCTGCTGCAGCAAAAAAGACTGTCAAGGCTGAATCAAAAGTTTGCCCAACCTGCGGTAAGTAATGAATATTTATAGAGTTAAGTTAGAGGTAGAAGCAGAGGTAGAAGCCTTTGATCAGGATGATGCTCTAGATTATGCAAATGATATTTTTGGCGTAGATGACGAAATAAAAAACGTTAAAGTAGTTAGTGTTAAGGAGAAATAATGGCAAAAGAAGGATACAAACCAACTTCTGGTATGCAGTCAGCAGCACGTCGTGCTATTAAATTAAAAGAGCAGGGTAAGGCTAAAGGAGCTGGAACAGCGGTAGGCTGGACTCGTGCAGGGCAGCTTGCTAGAGGAGAGACTCTAAGTCTTTCTACAGTTAAGCGCATGTATTCCTACTTTTCACGCCATGAAGTAGATAAAAAAGGTAAAGATTGGGATAATGCAGAAAATCCATCTAATGGTAAAATTATGTGGTTAGCATGGGGTGGAGACGCAGGCTTCTCTTGGTCCCGCAAAATAGTAAATAGGGAGAAAAATATGAAGAAGTCAGTTGAAATACAAGAAGCAATAGAAGAAATTAAGGGTATCCTAGAAGATGTAATTAATCCAATAGAGACTGTAGTAGAAATTACAGATGACGTAATTCAAAAGAAGTACGAAGGCTGTGGATGCGCCACTTGCAAAAAATTAGACGTGACATGCGATAAATGTCCAGTTTGCTCAGAAGAAATGAGTAAGTCTTACGACTCAGACAATGAAGAAGAAGATAAATGGGATAATGTAGAGAAAGCTTGTTGGTCTGGATATACTCAAAGAGGTATGAAGGAAAAAGGTGGCAGAATGGTTCCAAATTGTGTCCCAGTTGAAAAATCATACGATGAAGATAAGAAAGAAGATCCAATTAAAAAGTCCATATGGAATGGAACTTTTATTAAATAGTCATTGACAAGGCCGTAGCATTTCCTGTATAATATATACTAGTGGGATGCTACGGTTTATGTTTAAGGAAATATGTTGAATTTAACAGAACTGGGTGTCGAAGTCTTTATAAAGAAGGCTAAAAATTTAACCCCTTATTGGGACAATTACGATCTAGTTATATGGAAAAAAGATTCTAACGGATTTACAGACATAAAGGGCATGTTCAAAGAGAACGCTTGGGGAACAGCAGAGAAGATTGCTGTTAACAGTAACGGAATATGGAAGTTGCCCGCAAAGTATGTCAAACATTTTAGGTAATTTAGGTATAGACTCAGATGATTTAGATTGGTTCCACCTTGGAATATGCAGAGGAATGGATACTAATTTATTTTATGAGAAGTATGAAGCCGATCCAAATATAGCAAAGAACATTGACGAGATGTGTTTAAGTTGTCCAGTTATTAGCATGTGCTATGACTCTGGATCAGAAGGAAACGAATACGGAGTTTGGGGCGGAGTTTATTTAAGCTCTGGATCAATAGATAAGTCAAAGAACTTACACAAGACATCAGACACTTGGAAGAGGTTGAAAAAGAAAAATGTTTATTGATAAGTCAGCAGACAAACAAAGAGAACATTTTAAATACGGAATTAATCATTGGACTGGTGAGCCAAACAAACCAGTCTTTTATACAGAAGAGATGAAGAAAAAAGTTCATCAGATTAAGAAGCCTTCACTGCTTCTTATGGATGTGGTAATGTACCCAGACTTCCTAGCATTAAGATTATATGAAGATAATTTTTTACAGTTCGAAGGCATCAAAAAAGAAATGGTGATCGATTATGTTAAAAAAGTCAAGAAATTGATAGAGTCATATGGAGTAAGATGCGAGATGGAGGGCAAGCCTAGTGAAAGAGTATTATGATACAACGCATATCGTATTTATTCACGCAGAACAAATCTGCGGGGTTGTCGAAAAGCTTGGGGCATGGGCATCAATTGTGACATTTACTAAAGATAAAGTAGAATATAAAGAGCTTATGGAAAACGAAGAATTTACCATAATAAATGAAATTGTGTTTAAACACATTGAGGAATCAGATTAATGGAAAAAATATTATGCTACAGCTGTAACAAGTCAAAGAATAAGCTAGATATAAAAAAGTCTACGCTTATGCCAATTAATTTGTTTATGTGTGAGTCATGCAGTTCTGCTAAACTAGAACCTAGATGGGTTATAATCCTTGCTGGAAGAGCCAATGGGTCCGACCACGTAAAAGAATTTGTTATTAAAAGACGCTATTTGGGTAACGAAATATCTGCCTCAGAGCTACTTGTTTAATTAAGAGTTAGCACTTATATTACGGTATAATTAGTTTATAATGGAAATAAACTATATATCTGTAATAATTGCTATTTCTGCCGCCATGGTATCTGGAATGGGAACGGCAATTATCGCTGGCTTGAGAGACGGTAAAAAAGAAAAAAGGCGTCAGATTGAGCGTGAGCAAGATCATTTAAAACTAGAGGTAAAAGATTTAAAAATAGCATTATATAAAATTGAGCGTGAATTAACTGAATGGAAAGATAAATACTATGACGCTATTCAGGAGCTCATATCTGTTAAGTCTGAGTTAGAGGAAACACTACTAAAGCTTTCTTTTATGGACCACAAAATAGACGATTTAGACGGGGTATTGGACAGAGAATTTTAAAAATAGTATACTAGGAGTATGACCTGTATAGTAGCCCTAATTCATGAAAACAAAGTTTACCTTGGCGGAGATGCTGCTGCATCTGATGAAAAGAGTGGTTTAATAGTTCAAAGAACAGATCCCAAAGTATTTAAAGTTGGCCAATTCGGTATTGGATTTACAGACAGCTTTAGGATGGGGCAGATTCTTCAATACAGCTGGAAGCCTCCTATTTACAAACCTACGGCTGGAAACAAAAATTTAGATAAGTTTATGAGAACGACTTTTGTCGACTCTATAAAAGAATGCTATAAGGACCATGGATATGGTAATTTTGGTTCTTCAACAGAAGATGGCGATGAAGGCGGAATATTTTTAGTAGCAGTTGCTGGAACTGGAAGACTGTTTACTATGGACATGGACTTTCATTTAGGAGAAGCTGACGTTATGTACATGGCAGAAGGAAGCGGTCAACAGGTAGCTCTAGGCTCTCTTTACTCTACTACACAGATTAAAACACCTAGGAAGCGTGTAAGAATGGCCCTAGAAGCCTCTGCAAAGTTTATTATGAGCGTAAGAGGCCCCTTTACAATTATAGAAGTTTAGCGTATAATAGATTTATGAAATGGCTTTCACGTCTTTCAGCCCTGTTATTTGGATTAATAACACTGGGTATGTTTAGAGAGTTTTTTGACAGAAATCGCATACTTGTAATCAGCAATCATGACGAAGACTTTGAATTTGATGAGGAAGAAATGAAAGATGCAAAAGATTTAAAGCCAGAAAATTATGATAGCGCCATGGATCTTCGTGGAACCCCTACACATGTTTGTGTTTGCGGATGCGATATTTGGAGCTTAAAAGTTATATTTGATCAAAATGAGATAGCGACTTATTTTTTAGACATGGAATGTGTAAGCTGCGGTAGTCTTGCGACGGCACCTACCCCTATAGACGTAACTGGAACGGAATAATGAGAAAATCAGAAAGACTAAGACTCCTTGAAATGGAGCTATTGAGAACCCAATTTCAGATTGAAGTAATACACGCATCTGTTGCTGCCCTACTGGAGAGTAATAAGGTAAAGGCTCCAGATTTAGACGCTGGTAAATGGTATCAATCTAAATTAAATAAAGATAAGTAGTATTGACAGATCTTAAAGTATTTAGTATTATTGCTACTATGAATAAAAAAATAACAGCGGCTATGTTAGCCCTAGTACTACTTATACCTGCAACCGCTAATGCGGCAAACTTATCCAACAAGACGGTTGGATCTCCTACTATTGCTATTTTGGATACAGCATTAGACACCTCACTTCCTATTTTTAAAGATAAAATTGTATTTGAAGCGTGTGTTACACAATGGTCTTCATGCCCAAATGGTTTATCGGAAATGGAAGGAACAAATTCTTCAACTCTACCAACCGATTGGTTATCTAAAAACGGATTTAGCCATGGAACTGAAATGGCATCTATTGCAGTTGCCACAAATCCAAACATTAAAATAGTTTTTGTTCGCATAGTTGGAGCAAACTCTAAGGGATTAAGACAGGCAACTGGTGAAGCAACTGTTTATAACGCATTAGATTGGGTTCTAAGAAATAAAGATAGATTTAATATTCAGGCTGTTTCTATGTCCCAAGGTCATTCTCACAATAGAAATCAGGATCCAGACTACTGTCCTAAAACTCCTATAACAGAAGGAAAGATTAAAGCTTTAGCAGATCTTGGAATTCCTACATTTTTTCCAAATGGAAACTCAAGAACATATACTAAGATTGATTGGCCAGCATGTATTCCACATTCAATTGCAATCGGAGCAACAATGCCAGCTGGAACAGTTGCTATTTACAGCAATTATGATCCACTGCTCACGGACTTCTTTGCACAGGGTACAACTACAGCAACAACAGTAGGCAATAGGGTAGTTAATGTTGCTGGAACTTCTGCATCAACGGTCATTGCTGCAACACAATGGGCTACAATTAAAAATGCTAAGCCTACCCTAACATATCAACAGATATATGATTTAATTTCAAAAACGGCTACAACAGCCCCTGGCTTAAAAAATATTTCTGGAAAGCTTATCAACCTACAAGGAGCATTAAATGGCTGATAGAAAAATGACAGTGCTTGAGGGTATCATTGAAGATGTATCCCTTGAGCTATATCAAAAGCTTTGGAATGCCCTTCCTCAAGAAGATCAAACTGAAGAGTCTTCTAGGGCCGTGGGCATTAACTCTAAAGAAACCACACTCTTTGTTATACAAAGATTTATGGACAAGTTTAATGCAGCAGCAGAGGCTTTAAAAAATGATAGCAACTGACTCAAATTTTCAAGAGGTTTTAGATCAGCAAGATTTAGTACTGATTGATTTTTGGGCAGAGTGGTGCGGTCCATGCAAAAAGGTGTCTCCAATATTAGATGAAATATCATTAGATACTGGAATACTGGTCGGTAAGTTAAATGTTGATGAGAATCCTAAAAAAATGGAAGAATACTCTGTACATTCAATACCAACTATGGTACTATTTAAGTCTGGTCAACCAGTTAAAACGATTGTTGGGGCAAAGCCTAAGCATGTTTTATTGAAAGAGCTGGCTGAATGGATGATCTAGATTATGATGAAGGCTACGTTAACCATGTAGAGTTTGAAATATGGCTTAAAAATGGTTACGATAGAGGCTGGATATCAGATGTATTTTGCAATACACATGACGGACCTCCATTAACAGAAGAAGAAGCACAGGAATGGGATGAGGGCGGAGACCCTTGTTCTTTTCATGTTAAAGTAACAGAACTAAACTAGAATTCCATGCTCATTAAGAGGTGGATAAATTAAGGAGAATAAATTAAATGAACTCATTTAAGAAAGTATCGCTAATCATCGCTGCAGCCCTGACTAGCACAATGCTTGTATCGCCAGCAGCTAACGCTAACGCTGGAACTGTCACCCTAACGGTGGCGGGAACTGCAGCAACGGGTGGAACAGTAGTAACAACTCCTGTATCACTACCAGTACCAGCAGATAACAGTGTAGATGCAGCAGATGCATTAAAGATTGCCGTAACAGGCG